GCCGGCCAGCACCATCGCCGTCTGCGCGGCTTCCGCGCGACGCGCGCCCATGTCAACGCGCTGATCGCCGCCTCGGGGCCCGACATCACCGCCCGCGCCCGCTGGCTGGTGCGCAACAACGGCTATGCCGTGAACGCGGTCGAAAGCTGGGCCGCCAACACGGTGGGCGACGGGATCAAGCCGATCTCGAAGATAGGCGACGCCGCACGCAAGGAAGAACTGCAGCGCCTCTGGCTCGCCTGGACCGACGAGGCCGATGCCGAGGGGCTGACCGACTTCTACGGTCTGCAGCGCCGCGCGGCCCGCGAGGTGTTCATTGCGGGCGAGGTTTTCTTCCGGATCCGGATGCGCCGCGCAGGCGATGGCCTGACAGTACCGCTGCAGCTGCAGATGCTGCCTGCGGAGATGCTGCCGCTGGAGGCCACCGGCACAGCCGCCAACGGCAATGCGATCCGCCAGGGGATCGAGTTCGACCGCATCGGTCGGCGCGTCGCCTATCACTTCCTGCGCCGGCATCCGGGCGACAGCACCGACCCGGGGCTCTCGGGCGAGATTGTCCGTGTGCCTGCTGCCGAGGTCATCCACGTGATCGACCCGGTCGAGGGCGGCCAGCTGCGCGGGGTCTCGAAACTGGCCCCCGCCATCGTGAAGCTCTTCCTGCTCGATCAGTACGACGATGCCGAACTGGACCGCAAAAAGGTTGCGGCGATGTATGCGATGTTCGTGACGTCGCCTGCGCCGGAGAACCCCCTCGCCCCGGCCGAGGATGAGGAGGTTCCAGCCGGGGTTGAGATCAGCCCGGGCCAGATCGTGCGGCTCGATCCGGGTGAGGATGTCACCGTGGGCCAACCCGCCGACAGCGGCGCGACCTACGAGCCCTTTCAGTACCGCACACTGCTGCAGATCTCGGCCGCGCTGGGCATCCCCTATCCCTACCTCGCCAATGACATGGTGAAGGGCAACTTCTCGAACTCGCGTCTGGCGCTCATCGAGTTCCGCCGCCGCGTCTCGGCCTGGCAGCATTCGGTCATGGTCTGGCAGCTCTGCCGCCCGGTCTATGCGCGCTGGATGGATGCTGCGGTACTGTCCGGTGCGCTGGCGCTCCCCGGCTACGAGGCCAACCGCGCGCGGCTGCTCACTGCCGACTGGCTGCCCACCAAGTGGGACTGGGTCGATCCGCTGAAGGACGCCAATGCCGAAATCGCCCAGATCGAGGCCGGGCTGAAGTCCCGCACGCAGGCCATCGCCGAGCGGGGCTACGACGCCGAACAGGTCGACCGCGAGATTGCTGCGGAGCGGACGCGCGAACGGCTGCTCGGCCTCGACTTCCGCCGCCCCGGGTCGCCTGCGCAAGGCGTGAACGCGGTGCCGGCCGAGGGGGATGATGCCGACCAACCCGATGAAACTGATGAGGCGGAGGACCGCCCCCGCACAGACGAGGACCAGCCCTGATGCTCCACGCCCGGATTGCCGCGCGCGCCTTCAACACGCCCCTGCTGGTTGAACCCTCCAAGGCCATAGCGTTCCTCTCCGGTCTTGGGCCGCGCATTCTTGGGCGACGGGTCGAGTTGGCAAACCACGAACTGCCCGATGCGCCCGGCACCGCCCTCCCCCCGCGCGCCAGTATTCTAGCCGGAGGTCTTACCGAGAGCCTGCGCCAGCATGGCGAAGCGCCGTATCCCGTGGTGGACGGGATCGCGGTGATCGAAATCTCGGGCGTGCTGATCCATCGCGGTGGCTGGATCGGCCAGTCCTCGGGCCAGACCAGCTACGAGGGGATCGCCGCGCAGATCGAGGCGGCGGCCAGCGATCCGGCGGTGCGCGGCCTTGCACTGGAAATCGACAGTTTCGGGGGCGAGGTGGCCGGGATCTTTGACCTCGCAGATCGCATTCGTGCCATCCGGGGCAGCAAGCCGGTCTGGGCTTTTGTCGCCGAACACGCCTTCTCGGCCGGGTATGCGCTGGCATCTCAGGCCGACCGCATCCTCCTGCCGCGCACTGGCGCGCTGGGCAGCATCGGCGTCGTTGTGCTCCATGCCGACCTCAGCGGCCAGCTCGATCAGGACGGGGTGCGCGTGACGCTGATCCACTCCGGCCGCCACAAGGTCGATGGCAATCCTTACCAGCCCCTGCCCGAGGGCGTGCGCGACGACATCCAGCGTGAGATCGACGTGCTGCGGTTCCTCTTCGCGGAAACCGTGGCCGCTGGCCGCGCCGGTCGGCTGAGCCAGGACGCTGCGCTGGCGACTGAGGCGGCCACCTTCCGCGGGGCGGATGCCGTCGCCGCAGGCCTCGCAGATGAGGTCACCGATCTTGGGCGCGGCTTTGCCGCTTTCAGGAAGTTGCTGACCCGCACCCCGATCCTATCCCCCGCGCGCACCCGGCGCGCATCCCTTCCCCACCCCATACAGGAGGCAGTGATGGCCACCGAGAACGACACCGAGGACAGCCCGCAGGACGTGGGAGCAGCCGTGACGGACATCGAGGACGGTGCAACCGATGCCCCCGATGATCCGCCTGCCGCGCCTCCGGAACCATCGCAACCGCCTGCTGCCACGGCAGCTGCCCCCGCGCCGACCGCCCCGCAGGCTGGCAATCTGGCCGAGCTCTCGGCGCAGCTGCGCGAGGCGGCGGCGGAGATCGCCGAGATCGCGGCGCAGGCGGGTCGCCTCGGCATCGCCATCGACGCGGCGAAGGCGCTCCGCGAGGGCACCACCCCCGAGGCCCTGCGACGCCTGGTGCTCGAGCGCGCCAGCGCGGCCGCAGATGCCCGCGACATCGTTGCCGCCCCCCGCTCGCCGGTCCTGCCGCTGGCGAAGGAGAGCCCCATCGTCGCCGCCGCGAAACGCGCCGCGGCGACGGGAACTCACCGTTGACGCTGACCGCTACCCGCAACGGCTGTCACTTCCACGATCAATCCACTGCCAAGACCTCCGCTGATCGCCGTCAGCGGGGCTCTTCGCTTGCATCTTTCGAACAGGAGCCCCCGCCATGACCGTCCTTCACCAGCCCGCCACGATGGGCGATGTCCTCAAGTACGAGGTCAACCCGAACTACACCCGCGAGACCGTCACGCTGCTCGAGGGCACGAACTATCCCGTCGGCGCCGTGCTCGGACGCATCACCGCCAGCGGCAAGTACAAGCTCGCCACCTCGGGCGGCTCGGACGGCGCGCAGACCGCCGCCGCCGTTCTGCTCTACGCCGTCGATGCCAGCGCCACCGACGCCATCGGCGTGGTGGTCGCGCGCGGCCCCGCCATCGTCTCGAAGGCCGCGCTGGTCTTCGATGCCACCGTCGATGACGCGCCCAAGACGGCCACCAAACACGGCCAGCTCGCAGCACTCGGCATCGTGCCGCGCGACACCGCCTGATCCGCTCCCGCGCATCTCCCCCCTGCCCCTCTTTCCCCGGAGTTCCCCATGACCATCACCCGCAACCCGTTCGACGCGGGCGGCTATTCGCTCGCCGAGATGACGCAGGCCATCAACATCCTGCCCAACCTCTACACCCGCCTCGGCCAAATCGGCCTGTTCCGCTTTGAAGGCGTCAGCCAGCGTTCCATCGTGATCGAACAGCGCGAAGGGGTGCTGAGCCTCCTGCCCTCGGTGCCGCTGGGCGCCCCCGCCACGGTCGGCAATCGCGAGGCCCGCTCCATGCGCAGCTTCGCCCTGCCATGGATCCCGCATGACGATGTGATCCTGCCTGCCGACATTCAGGGCATGCCTGCGCTGGGCGTCTCGGATGCGGCCGATCCGTTGGTCGAGGTCATGAACCGCAAGCTGACCCTGATGCGCCGCAAGCATGCCCAGACCCGCGAATACATGGAGATGAACGCTCTGTGCGGCATCGTGAAGGATGGCGCGGGCACCACGCTCTACAACTACTTCACCGAGTTCGGGCTCGATCAGATCTCGGTCGACTTCGTCTTCGGCACCGCCGGCACCAACATCCAGGGCAAGGTGCGCACCACCCTGCGCGCGATCGAGGACAATCTGCTGGGCGAGACCATGACCACCGCCCATGCGCTGGTCAGCTCGGAGTTCTTCGACAAACTGATCAGCCACCCCAAGACCGAGGAGGCCTACAAGTTCTTCTCCGCCACCGGCGGCCAGCCGCTGCGCGAGGACATGCGCCGCGCCTTCCCCTTCGCGGGGATCCTCTTCGAGGAATACAACGGCTCGGTCACGCTCTCGAACGGCACGTCCGAACGCTTGATCCCCACCGGCGAGGGCATCGCCTTCCCGCTCGGCACCTTCGATACCTTCACCACCTATGGAGGCCCGGCGAACCTGCTGGAGACCGCCAATACCGTGGGCCTGCCGCTCTATGCCCGGCAGATGATGGACGCCAAGGGCCGCTGGATCGATCTGATGACCGAGGCCTCGATCCTGCCGGTGAACAAGCGCCCGCGCCTCGCGATCCGCCTGCACAGCTCGAACTGACGGGCGCGTGCATGTCTGTCTTCGCCGCCGCCATCGACAACCTGTTCGCCGATCCCAACATCGCCCGCGATGCGACATACATCGCCGACGGTGGCGCACCCCAGCTCATCCGCGTGGTCACCCGCCGCGCGGATGAGGTCACCAGCTTCGGCGACGCCCGGCTCTGGTCCGAGACCACACGGGTCGATCTGCGCGTGGCCGAGGTCGCGAACCCGCGCCCGGGCGACCGGATCGAGATCGAGGGCGAGGCCTTCCTCATCCAGGGCGAGCCGATGCGGGACAGGGAACGGCTGGTCTGGACCGTCGATCTGAGGCCAGCATGAAGTTGCAACTCGACATCACCCCTGACCTCGTCGCCATGATGGCCGCCGAGATCAAGGCCGGCGAGCGAGCCGTGAGCCAGGCGGTCAGCGAGGCTGGCAACAGCGTGAAATCGTCGTGGCGCGCGCAGATCACCGGCGCAGGCCTCGGCCAGCGCCTGGCCAACACCATCCGCTCCGAGCAGTTCCCGAAAGGCCGACCCAGCCTCAGCGCGGCCGCGGTGGTCTGGTCGAAGGCCCCGGTCATCATCGGTGCCCACGACACCGGCCCGTTGATCCGCTCCCGCAACGGCTTCTGGCTGGCGATCCCCACGCCTGCAGCCGGGAAGTCCGCACGCGGTGGGCGCATCACCCCCGGCGAGTGGGAGCGGCGCTCGGGCCTGCGCCTGCGCTTCGTCTATCGCCGCACCGGCCCGAGCCTTCTGGTGGCCGAGGGGCGGCTGAATGCCCGCGGGCGCGCTGTCGCCAGCCGGTCGCGAACCGGCCGGGGCGTGACCACCGTGCCGATCTTCCTGCTCGTCCCGCAGGTGCAGCTCCGCAAGCGGCTGGACCTCGCTCGCGATGCAGCGCGGGCGCAGGAGGCGATCCCGGGCGCGATCGTTGCAAACTGGGTCGAAGGAAAGATCGGATGACACCCCGCGAAACCATCCTCTCGGCGCTGGCGGATCTGTTGCGCACGGTGCCGCATGTGCCGGTGCTGCGCAGCGAGGTGCTGCCCGAGCGCGTGCCCGCCGCTGGTTTGATGATCCTACGCGATGGCGATCCGGGTGAGCCTGGCGTCACGCTCTCGCCGCTGCGCTACCATTACCAGCACCGCGCCGAGATCGAGGCGGTCGTACAGGGCAATGATCGCGGCACGACCTTCGCCGCGCTTTGCGCCAGCATTGGCGCCGTCATTGCGGGCGACCGCACTCTGGGCGGCCGCTGCGAATGGATCGAGGCGGAGGCTCCGCGCCCAGTCGATCTGCCGGTCGAGGGCGCGGCCAGTCTGAAGGCCGCCGTGATCCCGGTGGTGCTGCACTATTCCACGGCTGATCCGCTGGCCTGATCCCGACAACCCGAGGAGAACACCATGGCACGAGCCCAGGGGGCGCGGGCGCTGATGGCGCTTGCGTTCGAGACAACCTATGGAACGCCGCCCGC